AAATAAATCTTCCAGCAAAGAGGCTGCGTCATCGACGTGACCAGTTTGCCGTAAGCGTTTCATTTTTGCAGTACTTTTTGATTTAGAACTTTCAGACTTAGTAGTGCCCTTTCCGCTTCTTGCAACCTTTGGCTTGTTTTTAACCTTCTTATCCTTAATACCTCTGGATCTTCTTTGGTCATCTTCCCAAGCCTTTGCTTGCATCAAAATAAGAATAGAGCGATGATCGAAGAGTTGTTTTAATTCCTCTTCCTGGAATCCTTTAGTAAACGCAAACTCACGAAGCTCTTTAGCAATCGCTTGTTGTTTTTGTGGAACCCCCCAATCTGGTATAATACTTACCAGCTTTGAATGTTCAACTTGCGCCCACTGTTGAAACTGCTGTTGATCGGCAGCCGTTTGTTGCTGGGATTCTTCATCATAAGTCTGTTTTAGCCTTTCAACATTGGCTTGGGCTTCACGATAGTCATCACGTTTAGTAAGGTATTCTTCCTTATCTTCCGTCTTCAATCGTTCCCAATCAATATTTTCATATTCCTGTAGCGACGAATGATTTAATTGTATTGCGTTCGCTATAGAACTTATGTACTGCTGTCGAGCCTCTTGAGTCGCTGCAACTTCCTGTTGGTAGAATTGTGATGCTTGATCCAGTTGCTGGCGGTACTGACTTAGCTCTTGTGTTTTCTTTGTATAATCCGCCTGACGAGAGTACCCCTTTACAAGTTCTTCGGCAGTTACCTGATGGTCTTCTCCATTTATCCTTACGGTATAGAGTTCAGGTGTGTCGTCCTCCTCTTCAGGTTCTTCTTCCTCATCGGATTCTTCTGAAACGTCTTCCTCTTCAGATTCTTCCTCTTCAGATTCAACTTCTTCAGTTTCCTCTTCCGGTAATTCGTCTTGAGTTTCCTCGGTAGACTCTTCACTTTCAGTAGGTTTGGCTTCCTCTTCTTTTGGTGTCTCCCCTTCAGGTTCCAATAATCCGAGTATTGCCGATTGCGCTTCCACTAAACTGCCTGGTTGCGACTGGTCTTCGTGTGCTTGCGGGGCTGGTTGCTTATCCGCCATAATTAAATTCCTCTTAGATGAATGGGTGTTGCTGTGACATAACTTTATTCATGTGTTCTGTTTCAACTATAGACTTTATATGACCATGAAGTTTGTCAAGCAGTCGCATCGCAAGCCAGATTGATTCTCTGGCTTCCAACTCTGTCGAACCGCTGGCTTCCCAGCGATCCATTAAATCTTTTCTTAGTACATCAAATGCTTCATTAAACAGTGGGTTACTTAAAAGGTTCTTTGCTCTCTCTTCCCTGTGATCGTCGCTCATGTGTCTCCTATGGCTACGGCTCGTTTCTGTTCACGCTCTAATTTTAACTCTTCCATCTTCAAGTGTGCATCTACGGCAGCTTCTTGAGCGTCCTGTTGCAGCTTCTGAGCCTTGAGTTGTAACTCTCCAGACTTAATCTCTAACTCCTTCTGCTTAATCTGAACTTCCATCTGTTGCATCTGTTCTTGTGGTGATGGCCCTTGTTGCTGTGGTGCATTTGCAGGGTTAGTTAGAAAATCATCAACATTCTGGAACCCCATTGCTCTCACAAGGGATGCCCCAAGGTTATACATATTCTGCTCATTAACAATCTTTAGTCCACCTTTCATAGCCTCTCCTGCAAACTGCAACATCCTGGAAAGGTGTGCCATCTGTTGATCCTTATTTCCACTACCTAGGGCAACAGATACAGTACAATCCATCTTATCATTCCATGAGTCAGGGCGTACAGGAACCCATTGATTTCTTAACATGACCACTCTCTGATGATCTTGATTCTTCATCAACAACGTGTAGATAGTAAGCATTAAATCTTTTACACCAGTCTCGGCAAAGTTTCTTGCAATTAATTCTACCCTACTCTGCGCTGCCCCCATAACCGCACTAACAGCAGTAGCCGTAGTATGCGAAGTCAAGGCACTCTCATTCATACCCTGTGACATTTTTGATACACCAGCCCTGGACTCTCTTACCCCATCAAGATACTCTAGCATCTGGAATGAATAAGGTTCTAGTGGAGGAGTTGCTAACGGCATTACTGCGTTAGGTGACTTAACTCTGACTACCCCGCCTGGTCTTTGTGTAAGAAGGTCATCTAGATTGGCCTGACCCTCTAAGACTGCGTATCTACCAAAGTTCTGGTTATACATATTATCCAAGAGATTCCTCATCAATACACTCTTGTATAACTGTAAGTCCATTACTAAGTCAGCAACAGATACTCCAAAGAACTTGTGCGGTATCTTTATAGGAGTAATAGAAACAAAGGGAACAGAATCTATCTCGTCATTTGCAAGGACATAATCTCCAACCGTACAGACTTTCCTAAGTTCAACAAGCCCATCACCATCGTAATCAGTTTGAAGGAAGGACTCATGTAACCAGTATTGCCTTAGAGCCTCTTCTGTTTCGCTTTCCCCAATATTAAAATGGAAAGTATTATCGAACTCATGCCTTGCTGCCTTCTCCCCGAAGAGAGTAAAGTCATCATCCTCGCCAGAGCCAAGAGTTTCTGGATCAAGAGTTTGGCCTGGATACATCTCCCTTAACTCAGATAAGGTCTTCTGTACTCTATGGCAAACAAACCTGGCATCCTGAATTGTCTTGGCATCCCTTGAGATCAGGAACTCGGACGGTGGCACGTTCTCTATCTTAACTCGACCAATTGCCCTACGTCTGGAGATGACTACATCATTATACATCTCCATCTCACCTTCTGAGTAAGGAGTGTGCTCAATAACCTCTACGTCAGGATTGCTGATAAGAAGATTAAACTCCATATCATCAAGATGCGTATACTCTTCCCTCTGGGCTTCATCATACTCTTCCCACCATACTTTGACTATACCATTCTTGGAAAGCAAAGCATCAGTAAACCACGAATACAGTATTTCCCAGCCAGGATTATCCTTAGTGAATACATAGTTCACATAGTCGGTAGCCTGTTCAGCCATAGGTACATCTTCAGGGCCATGAGGAGAGAACTTAACCATCTCATCACCAGATGCAAACACCCTCATTAGAGAAGGCTTGATCCACTCTATTGTATCCTGAACAGTGGAGTCTACAAACTGACTGCGCCCTTCAACCTCATTTCCAAAGGGCTGACCATGATAATACTCCATAGCCTTTTCACGATGACGTGAAACAGTATCACCATAGCCAAGAGAGTCAGTGATCTCACCTCGTATCCTAGCTACCAGTTCTTCTTCAGTAATCTTTGCCATTAAATAATTCCATAGTTCCTATATTCGACATCTTGTGTCCATGTTGGATCTTTGCCAGCAACCGAATGTCTCTGAGATTGGAAGGCATACCTTGTTGCACTCATTAGGTCATCCCTGAAAGGAACTACCTTATTCTGTTTCCTATGATACATCCTGAATTCCTCGAACCAGTCACCAAGGGTAGAGAATACCTTGAATTTACCCTTCTCCATAGCCTGTAATAGTGCCATTATTCCCTCTTCCACACTATTTGAACCCTTATTATTGCCCAATGCGGGTGGATTAGTGAAGTGTTCAAGGAGAAAGTTGCACCCTAAGTTCCTGTATTGGTCGGCAAGTCCTGGATTACCCATCGAATCTCGCCTATTTCCGTCATGTGGGTAGACAATTGGAATGAAGTGAGGTCTTCCCCTGATTACCTCTGAATGTACCGCTGGGCTGGCCTTGGATGCCCTATAACAGTCATAAACATAGAACATATCCTCTTCTGTATCCATCGCACACCACACTACAGCAGTAGGATGATCCCATCCGAAGTCTATTGCTGCTATTCTGGGCCAATGATCCTCCAAATACAGGGGATCAATCATGATTTTCTCCTCACTTAGAGGGAAAATAAGGCCAGAACCAATAGATGGTCTGCCATTCTTCCGCATCTCTCTCTCATGTGGGCTATATGAGGAGAGAATCTGTTCCATTACAGTCTCATTTAGGTGGCCTTTCTCCCCATTCATAGAGGAAATCTTCTCAGATGCGTCATCCCATGTCGCATTTACCAAGGATTGACCACTCTGGAGATTATTCATAAAGGATGCCACTGTCTCTGTCATCCCTGCTTCTGGGGTAAAGGTCATATAAACCATCCCCCTCCTGTCCAGGGTTCTGGTTACAGCCTGAGAATAGATATCCCTGGATGGTTCCTCGTCCAACCATATCACATCTACTGATCTACCCTGCCATTTCTCTACACCCATCTCATAGGCTTTGAAAAATAAAGATGAGTTCCCACCGGAAACGTGGTGAATAAGGGCCACGCTCTTTGCGTTTGGAACCCCTGGTTTCCTTTCAGTCTTTATTATTAGGTTTTTCGGTATAGTACCGGAACCGAAGGCTTCAGGGTCGTCGGGGGAACCCAGTAATTCAAACTGAACAATATCCCTTGTCGTTTCGTTTGATACACCACCAGCCCATGCTATGATAGGTTGCTTGAATACTCTCCCTTCCCACCAATCTGGATACAAACCAGTAAGGTGATAGGATAATTCCATGCTCCCACAGAAACTCTTACCTATACGGTTAGCCGCCATCAGGAGCCTCTGGTTGGCCTCTGAGCCTGTTTTGTGGAACTTTAGCTGGTAGGGGTAAGGGTCGTAAGAATCGATCCTAGAATAGCGTTCACGCTGCCTCTGCTCCCGTAGGAGTTCTAATGCCCTAGTGTTTGAGGAGTGCGTTGAGTTCCCTTTGGATTTCTTCATCAGACATTCTTTCTACAGTAGTCACCTCTGACCTCTCTATTGGTTTTAGACCGGCCCTATCCAGTATATCTTTGACTGCTCCCAGTCTAACAGATTCACTTTCCGCCCCTTCCGCCAATTTCGATAAGACGTTAAGGGATGCAGGAATCTTATCTGCAAGTACCTTTTGAGTCTGTTCATTTATTTCATGCCTTAAATTTTTCTTTAGTTCATATCCCTTCTGCTTGGCTGTCTTCTCAGAGTATCCTGCCTCTATAGCAGACTGAGTAGCATTGCCAGTTATGGAATAGTGCTCAATAAATTTATCTTGTCGCTCTGTCATGTGTACATGGCCCCAACACCATATCCTAATCTTTTCCTTCGCGCTTCCTCTTCCCTCTTTCTAGATAAGTAAGCCCGATGGGTTTCATTTGCCTGTTTTAGCATATTAGCAAATTTTACTTCATTTGCCCTGCGCTGTTTCTCTTCTGCAGCTTGCTTGTCAGATATACGCTTCTCTTCTGCTTTCCTAGCCTTATCCTCAGCAGCAATCTTCTTGGCTTCTGCCTTTTTATCGCGTGCCTCTGCCAGTCTTGCTTTCTTCTCATCTTTTCTGCGAACATTAGCAGCGTGTTTCAACCCTCTGTCTATCTTATCTTGCGCTTTCTGTGCAGCTTTTTCTTGGGCTGACTGTATATCGGAGAAGTCTGCCAATGTTTCTGTAATATCAGGAACTACTGGAGCAGGTGGAGTCCAGGCAGTTTCGGCACCTGGCTGAAAAAATGGAATATCCTCAAAAGTTTCTACAGGCGTAGCAGACATAAGATTAGCTAACAATGGTGTAGTAACTGTAGCATCACGGGGACCAATGTATTTTTTAGAAACATCAGGATCACTTTGTATTAACTGAACGAGAGCTTCAAGTTCTTCCGGTAAGCCCTCAACAGTTCGTGACACACTAGGATTGATGGGTCGAGTTATATCCGATACATCCACGGGAGCCGTAGCAGCACCTACATCTGGAATAATTGCTTGTCTCAATCTATCTAAAATTCCTGGCCCTTCTTCTGGTATTTCTCCAGTATACCATATAGAAGGTGCAACATCTGGCTCTGGCCCTGTAGACTCTAGGTATTCTGGCATATAATATCTCAAAGGTTTCCGAGTAAAAAGCCTTCTAGGTACTATCTGCTCTCCTGTTGCCCCTGCATCTTCTATACTTTGTAGATATTGTTCAGGTGTCTGAGGGGTTATTTCTGTTTCCATCTCTAAATCAAAGTCTATATTTCCAAGAATCTCTGACTTTACTTGATCGATATTCTTTATATTAAAGGCTGATGGAAGAAAAGTATCAAGAACTTTCTCTGTAGACGATTTAACTTCCTCACCACCAGAAATGAAAGGAGCGATATAAGGTCTATTTGCAACACTCTCAATAAGAGTCTGTGCTGATTGTGATCTCTGTAAAGGACTGGAACGAGAATCACGAACAATCTCACTATGTTGTCTTAACGTATCTGCTTCATTATAGCCTATTCTCTCTTCTAAATCTGGTGTAACCCCTCTCCGTTTTGGGATATGCGCTTCTATTTTTCCTAGTTCATCCTGTCGTGCTTTTATCCCTGATTGCAAGGATTGCATAAGTTCTGTATCTTCATCTGGATCAAGAGAAATTTCACTAGGATAAAATGCTGCTTGTGCCGCAAGACCATACGGAGATGACAATGCACCAGTCAGAACTCTCCCCCCTGAACCTACTAAAGCTCTAGCAAGACGGCTGCGAGTTCCATACCCTACGGGCTTATCTACCTTTAATTGCTGTTTGAATATGTCCTGCGCTCTAGTACCAGGTGACTCTGCCTGAGCAAGTCTTAAAGCCTTTCCTCTTTGATACGATTGTTCTCCTGTTGGAGATCTATACCTACCCCACTGATCAGTCCTCAGCGGATCAGGAGAGGGCGTCATACCACCAACTGAGCCCACTCTCGGAGCAATCTGATACTGTAAAGGAGTTGCCTTATAGTAAGCATCAGTAAGCCAACCGATACCACTCCTAATAGGATCAATAGTAAGACCTTTTGGAATTGTTAATCCTACCATGACTAGCCTCTCTTTCTTGCCATAGCAACATTATGCTCCTTCTCAGCTTTCTTCCTCTTAGGAGTTCCTTTTTTATATTGTTTATAATGATATGGCATATTAGATATCTCTTATGTTACTTGAAAGTACCCTTTGGTGAGTGGGGAGAATATATATATATAAAGAAAAAACAGAGGGGGGTGCCCCCCCGGGTACTACTCCCCCCCGGTATCCTCGTTCCTCGGCTACACGGACTCCCGGTACAACGGGTTCGCCTACTGCGCTCGGAACACATCGCGCCCAACAGCAGAACAACAGGAATTCGCTGCGCTCATCCGAACAGCACCAACAGCAGAACGAAAGCGATACTACCGGGGCTACAGCACAGCGTGTGAGTGTGTGCAATCTATATACTATTTCTTAGTTGTCTCTAGACCGAAAGGTCAAATCAGTCTGGACATTTATGTAGGATATTCGTTTGTA